CATGGTTATATGGATTTATTGGGGATAGAACCGAACACATCTCAGAATGCAATCATAAATGCAGTCAATAATCCCAAGTATCGTTTTGTCTGTGCCGCCGTTTCTAGGAGGCAAGGCAAAACATACATCTCAAATATAATAGGACAACTTGTTTGTTTGGTACCAAACAGTCATGTACTATTAATGTCACCTAACTACTCACTATCGCAAATCTCATTTGATTTGCAAAGGCAATTAATCAAACATTTTGATTTAGAGGTAATAAGAGATAATGCAAAAGATAAAGTTATTGAACTTTCTAACAATTCTACGATTCGTATGGGTTCCATTAACCAAGTGGATTCAGTTGTCGGAAGATCGTATGATCTCATCATATTCGACGAGGCAGCCCTTACTGATGGTCGAGACGCATTTAATGTCGCGCTCAGGCCTACACTAGATAAAGATAATTCAAAAGCAATTTTTATATCTACTCCAAGGGGTAGAAATAACTATTTTGCTGAGTTTTACTATAGAGGATACTCTGATGAATTTCCTGAGTGGTGTAGTATAAAAGCTACTTACCATGAAAATCCTCGTGTATCTGACGACGATATTAAAGAAGCAAAGAAAACAATGTCAGAAAATGAGTTTGCTCAAGAATATATGGCAGACTTTAATGTTTACGAAGGACAGATATGGTCATTCAATCATGAAAAGTGTATCTCTTCTTTGAAAGATATGGACACATCAAAGATGGATGTGTTTGCTGGACTTGACGTAGGTTACAAAGATCCAACAGCATTTTGTGTAATCGCGTATGATTGGGATGAAGAAGTGTATTATGTACTTGACGAGTATCTTGACTCTGAAAGAACAACTGAACAACACGCTACTGAAATAAGAAAACTTATAGATAAGTGGAACATTGATTGGATATACATTGATTCAGCAGCTCAACAGACTCGTTTTGATTTTGCACAAAACTATGACATCACCACTATTAATGCAAAGAAATCTGTACTAGATGGTATAGGTCATGTAGCAAGTATAGTAGATAATGACAAACTTATTGTTGACCAACAAAATCGAGAAGTATTAATAGCCCTTGACCAGTATCAATGGGACCCAAACCCGAATTTAATGAAAGAACGACCAAAACATGACGGAGCATCGCACATGGCAGATGCCTTGAGATATGCTTTATATACATTTGAAACCTCAGCGACATCGTTTTAATAACACCTGTCAAAAATACTTCTTGACTTTTGGTGCAAACTTTTGTTATAATTCATATTAAGAGTTAGATATGAAATTTAAGAGAGATTTAGTTAAATATGTGAGAGACAAAGCTAAATCTCAATATAAAAAAGGAAGCGAATGTTTTATTTGCGGAAGTACTGACAAATTAGATTTTCACCATTTTTATGGACTGACCGAACTACTAGAAACTTGGTTAACTGAGAAAAAAATTATTATAGAGAAAGAGCAAGACATCCTAGATATTCGAGAACAGTTCATCGGTGAAAACTATGAAAAAGTATATGATAAAACAGTTACTCTCTGTCATCAGCACCATTTGAGGTTACACTCAATATACGGAAAGCGACCCAAGTTATTCACAGCAGAGAAACAAGCAAGGTGGGTCGAGAAACAAAGAGATAAAACACATGGCATGGTATGATTTTTTAATAGGCAGAAGTAACGAAGAGGTTGAGGAAAAACTCAATCCTTCGCAGTATGTCATTTCCAGAAATGAAGGAATGACTATTGATAGCCGAGAAGTTATCACAAATTACAGAAACGCCTACGAACAACTAGAGATAGTTAATAGAGCAGTTAACATGATTGTTGACGATGTAGCAGAAATTCCTTTTTCAGTTGGAGAGCAAAGACAAGGCACTAATAACATAGTAAAAAATATAAGAAAGGTAAAAGTTGACCAATTACTAAATAAAGAACCAAACCCTTTCCAAGACGTAAGTACATTTAAAAGAAATCTGATAATTGACTTACTGATTGATGGTAATATATTTATTTACTTTGATGGTGCGCATTTGTATCATCTTCCAGCAGATAAGGTAACAATTTATTCAGACGATAATACTTATATAGAAAAGTTTACATATGATAATAGCATTGACTATAGCGTAAATGAGATTATTCATATTAAAGAAAACAGTTTCAACTCTATTTATAGAGGTGTACCAAGATTAAAACCTGCATATAGAACTATGCAATTGCTTGGTAGCATGAGAAACTTTCAAGATAACTTTTTTAAGAATGGAGCAGTACCAGGATTAGTACTTAAATCTCCTAATACTCTTTCTGAGAAAATTAAAGAAAGAATGTTACAAGCATGGAGCATGAGATATAATCCAAATACTGGCGGAAGAAGACCACTTATTTTAGATGGTGGTTTAGAAGTAGATTCATTATCAGAAATTAGTTTTAGAGAATTAGACTTTCAAGATTCAATAAAAGCAAATGAAAGAATAATACTAGAAGCAATGGGAATACCACCAATCTTATTAGACGGTGGTAACAATGCAAACATAAGACCAAATCATAGACTTTACTATTTAGAAACAGTGATTCCAATAGTAAGAAAATTAGGATATGCTTTGGAAAGATTTTTTGGATTTAAACTTAATGAGGACGTAACAGGTATTCCTGCTTTACAACCAGAATTAAGAGACCAAGCTGCTTACTATGCAACACTTGTAAACACAGGAATTATAAGTGCAAACGAAGCGAGAGAAGCTCTTGGTAAAGATCCAATAGAAGGATTTGATGAACCTCGCGTTCCTGTCAATTTAGCAGGGTCATCAGTAAATCCAGAAGAAGGAGGCAGACCTACTGAAGCTGCCCCAAGCGAGGAAGAATAATTATGACAAAAGATATGATGGTAAAAGCTGTTTCCGAATTTTTTAGCAAAAATAATGTTAAAAAAATGGATTTAGTTACTTATAAATCTTTTGGGAAAGATGTTCCAGTCAAAGACTATTTATTAAGAAGAGGCTTTGGTTCTTGGAGCAGATTCCTAAATGTAGTGGAAAAAAGATATCCTGTTTCTGTTACACCTGTCAAGGTTGAGAAACCTAAAGCAGCACCAAAAGTTAAAAAAGAAGCTAAGGTGAAAGTGGAGAAAAAAGATGTCGAAAAATAAAACTAAAATATTTCACTGGACTAATACTTTTAAAACCTTAGGCGAAACCGATGATGGCGGTATAGACATCAAAGGTTCTGCAAGTACAAATGCACTAGATAGAGCTGGCGATATAATCGAAGCTGAAGCATGGACAAAAGGTGGATTGGAAAACTATAAAGGTAATCCTGTTCTACTTTTTAATCATGACTACAACAGACCTATCGGTAGAGCAACAGGTTTAGAAGTCACTGACAAAGGTTTAGAAATTACAGGTAGAATTTCAAAAGCCGCTGGTGACATAAAAGATTTAGTTAAAGACGGTGTCCTTGGAGCCTTTTCCGTTGGTTTCAGAGTCAAGGATGCTGATTATATGACAGAAACTGACGGATATAAAATAAAGGACGCAGAACTTTTTGAAGTATCTGTAGTATCAGTGCCTTGCAACCAGGGAGCAACGTTCTCTTTAGCAAAATCATTTGATAATATGGAAGACTATAATAAGTTTAAAAAGCAATTTATAAAGGCTACCCCAGCAGAATCAGCAGACGCTGTTAATGTTGAGCAGCCAGGACGGGAGGAATCCCAAAACATGGAGACAAATATGTCAAAAGAAAATAAATCTCCTGAAAGCAACTCAGAGTTCAATCTTGAAGAGTTTGCAAGAAAGGTAGCTGCAGATACAGCTGCTGAAATTGCAATGAAACAAGCTGAACAAAAAGCTGCTGAACAGAAGGCTGCAGAAGAAGCTGCTCAAAAAGCAACTGAAGAAGCTGAAGTTCAAAAAGCCTCCGAGGAAGCAAAACAGGAAGAGCATAAAACTATAGTCCAAGCTGGACTAACAGGTGCTGAAAAATTAATGTCTGACGTTGAGTCTAGAGTGAAAGAAGACTATTCTAATTTAGAAACTGTCGTTAAGTCACTTGAAGCACAACTAGCAGAAAAGTCTGAAGAAATCATGAATATTCGTGAGTCTAAAAGACATTTCTCTGACAGACAAGGTAACAACGGCGATTGGAAAAAATCCTTCGAGCAAGACATTGCAGATGCTAAATTTGCAGGTCTAGCTACTGGACGTGGATGGGATACTCCAATGGCAAAATCTTTGATGGAAAAAGTTAATCAACATTCAGGTGTTGAAGTTTCATCAGCTGATTTCGAGCAAATCGTTTCAACAAATATAGAAAGAGATATTCAAAATGAGTTAGTATTGGCTCCTCTATTTAGAGAAATCCCAATGACTTCCGCAAACATGATTATCCCAATCTTACCAGATGCAGGTTATGCTGAGTTTACTGGAAACCAAGCTGCTTCAGGTTCTTCACCAAAAGGTAACTTAGATGCTAGAGGCGACGCTTTAGGAGCTCCTTATAATGGAGTAGACTTAACTGAAAGAACTATCTCAACATCTAAATTAATCTCAACATCTTACTTAGGTAATGAGACTGAAGAAGATGCAATCTTACCAATTCTTCCTTTAATTAGAGAGTCTATGGTTAGATCACATGCAAGAGGAATCGAAAATGCAATTTTAGCAGGTAACCACGATAATGGTGTTTACGCTTCAGGTGCATTTGAAGGTCTATTAGCAGCAGCTGATGGAGATAACCACGAAACTTCAGCAGGTGCAACAGGTTTCGCTGCAAGTGACAGCGTAACAGCAGCTAATCTTCTTTC